GCAATAGCGACAGTTCCATCTGCTAAAGCTGTAGTTCCTGTAACATTTAATGCTCCAGCAACCGTTAATGTCACACCACTTGGGACAGTAAAAGTATCACCAGAATCCCCAATGATCGTCTCATTTCCGATACCGGCCGGTGAGATTTTATCTACTTTTAGTTCACTCATGGTTTAATATCTCCTATTTACTATTTATTACCAACGATTAGTCCAAGCGGTTTTTGTATCATACAGGCGCCGTGGGCCAAATTATGTCATCCCCGTCTTCAGCGTTTCCGGCTGCATTTAAACAGTCTGGATAGCCCGCCGGAATATCGCGCAGCGCTTGGCGGTAAACGGCCCACTCCGTTTTCTTTTCTTCGCTTAATTGAGCGTCTGGATATTGCGTCCAATCAGAACTGACCAATTTACGATTTCGCAGAATACGAACTTGGTCATTAGTGTATACGAGGGGCGCTGGAGCGCTAAAGTTTGACCCATCCCAATCAAAGTTGGGCGCGGCCGCGTTGCTTGGGTCTTGCACCATTGTTGCAACCAATTCTGCTGTAAACATCGTATTAATGTCTTTATCTCCAGCATCAATAACTTCCATTACCTTGTTATCTTCTATTCTAGCGTAGCGCATTACTTGTACTCCTCTACAACGACAACCCCATAGCCACCGCCATACGGCGAAGCGGCGATGTAGCCACCCTCGCCAACCCCAGCAACTCTATGTGTCGCCGCATTGGTGTTAGTGGCGCTACCATGTTCATGCTTGCCTTGTATACCGCCGCCCCAATATGTTGAACCTCCCGTGCCGCCTTGTGCGCCACCATTGGTGCCTTCATCGCCTGATCCTCCACCTTGGCCAGGGAGGTTGATATCCCCCTGCGACCCAACACCCCCAACGCCAGGATATGCTTGGTTGACATGACCGTGGGGCCCGCCGCCGGTTCCGCCTGTCGCAGAACAATGACTACCGAAACTACTGCTTCCGCCAGCACTAGCTTGCTGGCTACTCACTTGGGTTCCGCCGTTTCCAATCGTAACCGTTTCAGAAGAAATAGCAGTGACATCTACTTTTATGATGGAAGTCCCGCCGCCGCCACCGCCGCCGCCCCAATAGTAGCCACCGCCGCCGCCGGCACCAGTGCAGTACACTATAATTTTCGTGATGCCAGATGGCTTGGTCCAAATCCCAGATGACGAGAAGTATTGACAGCTTTGAAATCCACCAGCAGAAGCAGCCTCAAACGCTGGAGGACTACCAGCACCAGTACTGGTTAAAACTTGGCCGTCAGTGCCAGTAGCAATTGCTACTGGATCACCAGAAGCATCATAGCTAATAATATTTCCATCTGTTCCACCAGCCATCTTTGCTAATGTTATTTGATTATCAGCTATGTGCGCCGTGTCAATTGAACCATCTACATAATGTTCACTATCAATAGCATCATCAACTATCTTAGCACTTGTAATCGCATCCGCTGCTATCTTGCCTTCTGTTACCTGTAAAGCTCCAAGGTGTGCTGTATCAATTGAACCATCTACATACATATCACTATCAATAGAATTATCAGCTAAAACAAAAGTTTTAAGTCTTGAAGCCGCTGTCTTTCTATTAGTTCCACCGGCACCATCATCTACAATGAATAGATCAGCGTCAACAATGGCAGCACCAATATCTGTTCCGCCATCAATATCTAAAGAAGTCAAAGCGGTGTCACCGCCACCAATATAAGTTTTAATTCTTGCAGCTGTTGTTTTTCTATTAGTACCACCAGCACCATCATCTACTACAAACAAATCAGCGTCAACGATATCAGCACCTATGTCTGTGGCACCATCAATATCTAATGTTGTTAATGGCGTAGTTCCAGCAGTCAACCCTGTACCAGAACCAGTAAAGCTGGTTGCAGTAAATACACCTGTAGAACTTAATGATGCAGTTTCAGTTGCCGCGGCACTTATTACAGTTTTAAAACTCAATGAAGAATTTGAAACAGCAGATATACCTAGGCCATTAGGTTGAAAAGTGGTTATAAGTTTTGACATGTTACAAGCTCCTCTTGTCTATTTATGTTTAAAAAATTAGGCTTCTATAACTCTAAAGCTGAATTAAATGGTTCCATACCAAAAACTTTTTCACAAGCATGACAATCCCAACATCTATTTTTACATTTTGAAAGTATCTTGCTCAAACCTTGGCCCTTCTTTGTATTCCAGATCGATGTAATATCCTCAGCACTGTGTTGTTGGGTCTGTTCTAAATTTGTCCATCCTTGTGGAGCCCACCTGTCCACTAGATACGGGGCAAGACCTTTGTCATATATCTCTTGAAACGAATCAGCATATTCAAACGCATCGGTTAATTCACCGCTTTCTAGATCAATCTTTCTGTTGCCCTTCTCTATTCCCGACCAACACATCCGGCCAGCTGGATCAATTGCTTGTGACTGCCCTAATCGCCCACTGAATTTAAAAACATCTACATTATTGGAGAAGTCATCGACAATTTCTTTAGTTGCCATTGAAATATTTACACCCAACCTAGGCAACTGTTCCGTATAAGGAGTGCGCCAATGTGAACAAGTTGTAGGAAATGTCTGCCAATAATTTGATTCTGATTGTTGCAGAGGAGCCTGCCATAGATCATGCTCTTGCTTGAACGGGCAACTAGGCATACACGATTCAGATGCTAAAAGTGATGTTTCAACATTTAACTTTTTAGTTTCTTTGCGAACTTCTCTTAATAAATCAATATCTCTGTTGAGCGAACGATCCAGCAAGATTGTTGTGTATCCCAAGGCTACGTAATCATATACCTCTTGGGTAGATTTCACCAAATGGTTGACTGTGTTTTTCCAATTCATTTCAGGAAATGCTTCTTGCAATGCACCCGTTCTCATTAGATGGGTCGAACTAATAGTGCAGACTCTCAATCCTCTATCATAATACCCTCTTATAAACTTTAGCATTTGATTTATGACATCTGAATCAGATGCTAATTCTTTACCCATATCTAAAGTATTAAGAGTAAGTGAAATTTCTGTGCCAAACTCATCTTGGATTTTGAATAGGTTATCTAACTGAATGGGAGATGGGCTCACTCCCATTACATCGCCATATCTTTTATGTTCGCCCTTGTATTCATAAACAAACTCCGCGCCAAAATATATATCGCGTATCTCGTCTTTATATTCTTGGGTTGAATTTTTAAATAAACAATAAAATATATCATCATCAGAATAACTATCCCAATGAGGGATAGAGAATTTTTTACTAAAATCAGAAGACATCTTTATTCAGAATCTAAAACACTGTCCTTGTCGGCCGGGTCTACACTTTCGACATGGGAATATTTCGCCTTCACAGCTGTAATATGATCTACATATTTGGAAGTACCGTCACGCATATCACGATAGATGGCATCTAACTGATCACCATACAGACCATATGCTTCTTTTCTATTATCTATCATTGTGGCCCGGTGGCCAGCTGCAGTCGCAGCCCATATAGCATGTACATTCTCGAATGTATTGCTGTCAGGTTTGTAGTCCCAATTCTGTTCAACATCATCATCACTACATTCTCGCCATGTCAAAGAATTGTGGACTTCAAAAGTATCTGCCAAAGTATCAACCACTTGAACTACGCGATTATCTAAATTAAGAAGAACATGTTTCATTACTAACTCCTATTTGTATTCGTAGACAATAACAACGCCTGTTGCTACTGATGCCGCACTACCTTGAGTATACCCGTTATAAACCCCTATACCACCAGCACCATAAGAAATAGCCGCATGTAAAGTTGTATCTGTTGTATTAGCCGTGCCGGGTGAACTTCCCCCAAAATAACTAGAACCTCCACCACCTGAGTGGGCCAAGCCGGCAGCAGTCTGACCTCCGCCGCCTCTAATATTAACATCTCCTCCAGTGCCGGCGCCGCCATAACCAGCGTCCCGTGAGCCAGTGTGTGTTGCGCCACCTGTTGCTGAGCAATGACCTCCAAATGAAGATGTGGACCCAGCGGAACCCGCTGGGCCTACCGTAACCGCTACGGAAGAGATGTTAGTTACATCAATGAACTTTTCGGTATATCCCCCAGCGCCTCCTCCCCAACCACCATTAGAGCCGTGAGAACCGCTGCCGCAAAGACTAACGTGAACGCTTTTGATGCCGCTGGGTTTTGTCCAAGTGCCGGATGAAATAAATGATTGAACAGACGCCATACCACCGCCGGCAGAAGCGCTCATAGTTGGAGGCGCTCCAGCACCAGCCGAAGTTAATACTTGATCAGCGCTGCCAGTAGCAATTGCTACTGGATTGCCAGAAGCATCATAGCTAAGAATATTTCCATCTGTGCCACTTGCCATCTTAGCAAGAGTTATAGCATTGTCTGCAATAGAAGCAGCCGGTATCTCACCTGATAATTGTGCGCCAAAATCATATTTTAATGATGCATATGTTGCCATTTTCTTTACCCCTCCCTAGGGAGCCTCCCTATTTATTTTTCTGTTAACAACCAGCCTTGAGTTGAATCTACATAAACTAATTCAAGTCCTGCTCGTTCTGTTGTAACTGTCATATCTGCACTTGCTGCAGCAATCTTTTCTGAATTTCTTCCAATCGTACAAGTATTACTATCAAATGTTCCAGCATAATCAATTATACGAACATAATCTCCGATACTAGGAGAAGCTGGTAATGTCATTGTAAATGCTGAAGATGTTGTATTAACAAAGTATCCACGACCAGCCACCATTGTTGTTGCACCAGTTACGACTGCTTGCCATTGAACACCGCCAGGATTATAAGTTTTTAATCTCGAAGCAGCAACTTTTCTATTGGTTCCACCAGCACCATCATCTATAATAAATAAATCAGCATCAACAATTGCAGCACCAATATCTGTGGCACCATCAATGTCAAGATTAGCAACGGGAACTTCACCAGCAGCATCTTCAACATAAGTTTTAAGACGAGAAGCGGTTACCTTACGGTTAGTACCACCAGCACCATCATCAATGATCAACAAATCAGCATCAACAATTGCAGCACCAATATCTGTACCACCATCTATATCTAGATTGGTAATATTAAACGCACCAGCACTAGCACCAACATAAGTGGCAAATCTTGATGCCGTTGTTTTCCTATTCGTTCCACCAGCACCATCATCAATGATCAATAAATCTGCATCAACAATTGCAGCACCAATATCAGTTCCACCATCAATATCTAATTCGGCAATAGCGACAGTTCCATCTGCTAAAGCTGTAGTTCCTGTAACATTTAATGCTCCAGCAACCGTTAATGTC